GCATCAGTGCTGATCTGCCCAAGAAGACCGAGTGGAACCAGTCACTGCTGGCTGACATGGCGCGTCGCATCGCGGCCGCCGGTGATGACCCGAGTCAGTACATCGAGGTCAGCTACCGCATCTCGGAAACCAAGTACCTCGCCTGGCCCGACAACTTCCGCAACCAGTTCCAGCCGGCCAGAACGGTCAAGACCGGCAAGGCCACCTATCGCCTGACCTCTATCCAGGAGCAATGATCATGCTGAAAGACTTCCTCAATAAGCTGCGCAACAAATCCATTTCGCTGGAGGATCTGCCGGACGCCATCCGTGTGCCCGGCCGCGGCGACACACCGACGATTGAAGGCCTTCGCCTCGAAGTCGCCAGCATCGACGAAATCGCATTTGCGATCCAGGGCCTGGAATCGAGGTCATCGGAGATTTCCTGTCAGCTGCATTCCTTGCGCCGCCTGCATGATATGGCGCGGAGACGTGGCGCGCTGGGTATCGACAAGGTCATCACGATCTTCGCCGAGGAGCTCTGAGATGCCATTTCCCATCATCACGGCAGACCAGCGCCTCGCTGAAAACCGCCGATCCTCGGGCGTCATTCTGGGGCCGGCGGGTGTCGGCAAGACCACGCTCCTCAAGACCGCCGAAGCGGTCAGCACCCTGTTCGTCGATTTGGAAGATGGCGACCTCGCAGTGCGCGACTGGATGTGCGACACCGTGCGGCCGCGTACCTGGCCCGAGTGTCGCGATCTGGCCTGCTTCATCGGTGGCCCCAACCCGGCGCTCCGCGACGACCAGCCCTACAGCCAGGCGCACTACGACCAGGTGTGCGAGCAATACGGCGATCCGCGCCAGTTGGACAAGTACAAGCTGATCTTTGTCGACTCGATCACGGTAGCTGGCCGTTTCTGCCTGCAATGGTCGAAGGGGCAGCCGCAGAGCTACAGCGACAAGTCAGGCAAGCCGGACACCCGTGCGGCCTACGGCCTGCATGGCAGCGAACTGATCGGCTGGCTCAACCAGTGGCAGCACATCCGCAGCAAGGACATCTGGCTGGTCGGCATCCTCGACGAAAAGCTCGACGACTTCAACCGCAAGGTGTTCTCGCCGCAGATCGACGGCTCCAAGGCTTCGCTGGAACTGCCTGGCATCGTCGATCAGGTCATCTCGATGGTCGTCCTCAAAGACGACGCAGGCAATCCCTACCGCGCATTCGTCTGCCAGCACCTCAACCCCTGGGGCTATCCCGCCAAGGACCGTTCCGGCCGTCTCGACGTCGTCGAGGAGCCGCATCTCGGCCGCCTCATTTCCAAGATCACCGCGCCCATGGCGCAGCAATAACAGGAGATTCACCATGAACAGTTTCAACAACGCCGCATGGAATGACTTCAACGATGCCGAGGATCAGCGCGACTTCGCCCTGATTCCGCCCAAGACCCTGGCCAAGGTCGTCATGTCGATCCGCCCGGGCGGCTACGACGATGCCAGCCAGGGCTGGACCGGTGGCTATGCCGCTCGCTCGGACAAGACCGGCGCCGTCTATCTCAACGCCAAGTTCACCATCCTCGAAGGGCCCTATGCCAAGCGTGTCGTGTTCGGCCTGATCGGACTGTATAGCCCGAAGGGTCCCGAGTGGACCAACATGGGCCGCAGCTTCCTGCGCGCCATTCTCAACTCCTCACGCGGCATCCATCCGGCCGACCAGTCGCCCCAGGCGCAGACGGCCCGCCGCATTCGCGGCTTCGCTGATCTCGACGGCATCGAGTGCGTGGTGCGCATCGATGTCGAGAAGGACCAGAACGGCGACGACAAGAATGTCGTCAAGGCCGCCATCCAACCCGACCACAAGGAATACGGCCAGTTGATGGGGGCGGCACCACGTGCGCCGGCACCGGCAAGCGGCGCAACGCCCGCCAGCGGCAACGGCGGTGTTCCGACACGTCCCGCCTGGGCGCAGTAAGGGAGAGTCGCCATGATCCTCCGTCCGCGCCAACGCGAATTTGTGGTGCGCTGCGTCGGGGCACTCAAGACCCACGGCAATACGCTGGGGGTTGCCCCGACCGGTGCAGGCAAGACCATCTGCCTCTCCGGCACGGCAGGCGAGTTTCTCGCCCAGCCGGATGCCAAGGCTTGCATCCTTGCCCACCGCGACGAACTCACAACACAGAACCAGTCGAAGTTTGCCCGCGTCAATCCGGCCATCAGCACGTCGGTCTTCGACGCCAGGCAAAAGTCCTGGGATGGGCAGGCGACCTTCGCCATGGTCCAGACCCTGGCTCGCAATCTTGACCAGTTGCCGACGCTCGATCTGCTGGTGATCGACGAGGCGCACCACAGCGCCGCGCCGTCCTACCGCGCCGTGATCGACACGACGCTGGCCCGCAACCCACATGCCCTGATCTATGGCGTCACGGCCACCCCAAACCGGGGTGACGGCAAAGGGCTGCGCGAGGTGTTCTCCAACGTGGCCGACCAGATCCGCCTTGGCGAACTGATTCGCTCCGGCCATCTGGTAGCGCCGCGCACCTTCGTCATCGATGTCGGAACGCGGCAGGCACTCGACGGCGTGCGCAAGCTGGCCGAGGACTACGACATGGAAGCGGTCGCCTCGATCATGAACACCTCGCCGGTCAATGCCGCCGTGGTCAAGCACTGGAAGGAACGTGCGTCCGGACGTAAGACCATCGCCTTCGCTGCCAACGTCGAACATGCGCGCTCGGTCTGCGAAGCCTTTGTGCAGGCGGGCGTCAGTGCTGCCGTGGTCTTCGGCGATATGTCCGATGCCGATCGGAAATCCACGCTGGCGGCGTTCGAGTCTGGCGACATCACCGTCATCGTCAATGTGGCCGTGCTGACGGAGGGTTACGACTACACGCCAACTAGTTGCATCGTGCTGCTGCGGCCAAGTTCCTACAAGTCGACGTTGATCCAGATGATCGGTCGTGGCCTGCGGGTTGTCGATCCGGCTGAACACCTTGGTGTGGTCAAGACCGACTGCATCGTGCTCGACTTCGGTACGGCCTCGCTCAAGCACGGCAGCCTCGAGCAGGAGGTCGATCTGGACGGTCACGAGGCGGATGGCGAAGCCCCCATGAAGGAGTGTCCGTCCTGCATGGCGCAGATTCCGCTGGCCTCGCGCGAGTGTCCGTTGTGCGGGCATTCGTTTGCCGGAGAGGATGAAGGCAGCGAGAAGTCTGTTCTCGAAGACTTCGTGATGACCGAAATCGATCTGCTGAAGCGCTCCAACTTCTCCTGGGTCGATTTGTTCGGGGATGACTGCGCCTTGCTGGCCAGCGGCTTCAATGCCTGGGCTGGGGTGTTTTTCCTGGAGGGACGCTGGCACGCGGTCGGTGGTGCCAAGAGCGAAGCCGTCCGGCTGCTCGGGGTGGGTGAGCGCACCGTCTGCCTGGCGCAGGCCAATGACTGGCTCAACGACCACGAGTCGGACGATGCGGCCTGGAAAACCCAGCGCTGGCTGACGGAATCACCAACCTTGCAGCAGTTGCGCTACCTGCCGGCGGAACTACGCTCGGACTTCAGCCTGACCCGCTACCAGGCCTCGGCGCTGCTGTCCTTTCAGTTCAACAAGCCCCACATCAGACGCGTCATTCAGGCCGCCAATGATGCCTACCGGGAGGCAGCGTGAGATGTGCGGTCTGTTCTCGCGAGGCCCGTGGATTCGGCTACTTCAACGCCGCGCTGCGGCGCACGGATTCCCGGCGATATTCCGACCGTTGGGTGTTCTGTTCGATGCGCTGCATGAATGCCTTCTCAAAGGTGATGCAACGGCTGACCAGTATCGAGGAGTACGCCGTGATTGACCCCTCCGACCTTGAACTGGATGCGATTCGCGCTGCCCTCGCGCCGCTTGGCGACTATGTGTCCTCGATTGGCATGGATCGACCGCTCTCTGATTACCGCCGTGAAGAAGTGCTGCGGCTGGTGGAAGTGGTCATCGATGCCTATCAGGCACGCATGCTGGAAGAACACGAGGAGATGGCTGAACGCGAGCGCAGCTTCTTCGAACAACGACTGGCCGCGCAGGCGCAATCCGCTGCCGGCTCCAACACAAGGATTCCCTTTTAATGATCGATCTCAACCATCAACCCAAGTTCCACGAGAAGGTCACGGCGATCGTGGATGCCGCCCTCCTGGCGGAAAACGCCGCCCGCGATAAGCGCCGCTACCTCGGCGGATCTCGTCTGGGCGTCGCTTGCGAGCGCGCCCTGCAGTATGAGTATGCCGATGCGCCGGTCGATCCGGGCACGGAGTTCCCCGGCCAGACGCTGCGCATCTTCGAAGTCGGGCATGCGCTGGAGGATCTGGCGATCCGCTGGCTGCGCTTGGCCGGCTTCGATCTCTATACCCGCAACCGGGACGGCGGCCAGTTTGGTTTCGCCGTAGCCGATGGCCGCATCCAGGGGCATCTCGACGGCGTGATTGCCGGGGCGCCGATCGAACTTGGTCTCACGTTCCCCATGCTCTGGGAGTGCAAGACCATGAACGACAAGCACTGGCGCGACACCGTCAAAAAGGGCGTCGCCATCACCAAGCCGGTGTACGCGGCGCAGATCGCTACCTACCAGGCCTATATGGAGCCGGCCATTCCCGGCATCAGTGCCAATCCAGCCTTGTTCACCGCCATCAACAAGGACACCGAGGAACTGTGGTTCGAATTGGTGCCGTTCGACGCGGCGCTGGCACAGCGCATGTCGGACCGCGCCGTGAAAGTGATTCAGGCGACGGAAGCCAGCGAGCAGTTGCCACGCATCGCCACCGAGCCGGGCTTCTACGAATGCAAGTACTGCGCTTGGACGCAGCGTTGCTGGAGTCACTCATGAACGCGCCGGCACCTGCATTCGACATTCTGACGGCCAAGCGCGGCCGTCACGGCAACCGCCCCCTGGTCGGTACGTCGGCTATCGAGCGGATGTTTTTGCGTCATGTCCAGTTCGCCAGCCCTGAAGCTCGTCTATGCGTAGGCGTCATCCGGCAGGCGTTTGTCGATCTGTGTGGCCCGTCACATGAAGCCCGGCGTGATGCGCGGCGATTCTTCCGCGATGGACGTCTGGAAGCCTGGTGCGACCTACTGGATCTGAGTCCTGAGTTCGTTCGTGAGGTTGCGCTCAAGACCGGCTATCTCCCTGAGTTACCCCAAGGAGGCAGCCGTGCTTGATTTCAATGGCCAAGAGACGCCCCGGACGGATGACGCACGCGGTGAGGTACGGGCATCGCTGTTAAACCGACTTGAGGATGCGTTGTGGCATCTGTATCCAGCCGGCACCGCCAGGCACGGCAAGTTCCATATTGGTGATGCACTGGGCAGCCCCGGACGCAGTCTGGAGATTGTGCTCGACGGTGAGAAGGCCGGCTTGTGGACCGATCGGGCTACCGGCGAAGGCGGCGACATTTTCGACTTGATTGCCCGACACCATGGCTTGGATGTGCGCAGCGATTTCCCAAAAGTCATGGAGGCTGCCGCCGATCTGGCGGGTTGTCCTGCCCGAGCACCGGCACGGAAGAAGCCACGCAAGGACATGCTCATTGATGAGTTGGGCCCCGCCACGGCCAAGTGGGACTATCAGGCCGCCGACGGCAGTCTGATTGGTTGCGTCTACCGTTATGACCCACCGGGTGGTCGGAAGGAGTTCCGGCCCTGGGATGCCAGACGCCGCAAGATGGCACCGCCCGATCCGCGCCCGCTCTACAACCAGCCTGGCATGGTCACCGCCGACACCGTCATCCTGGTCGAGGGGGAGAAATGTGCCCAGGCCCTGATCGGCATCGGCATCGTGGCCACGACGGCTATGAACGGCGCGCATGCGCCCATCGACAAAACCGACTGGTCGCCCCTGGCCGGCAAGCAGATGGTGATTTGGCCAGATCGTGACAAGGCCGGGTGGGACTACGCCATGGCCGCCGCCGATGCCGCGCTGATATCTGGCGCGACATCGTGCGCCATCCTGATGCCGCCAGAGGGTAAGCCGGACGGATGGGATGCGGCAGATGCGGTAGTCGAGGGCTTCGATATCCCAGATTTTCTGGCGACCGGGCCGCGTATCGCGGTGCAACCACCCTTGGCCGAGGAAGTGGAGCCGGACTCGGAGAAGGCGGTCTGGGCCACCGACGACGCGCTCGCACTGTCCTTTACCCGACGCTATGCGCAGGACTGGCGCTACTGCTCGCCGTGGGGCAAGTGGTTGGTGTGGACGGGCAATCGTTGGCAGGCGGACGACACCCTGCTGGTGACCCATCTGATGCGCCATGTCTGTCGCGAGGCAGCCATGAAGGCGGATTCGCATCGTCTCGCCGCCAAGCTGGCTTCCAGCAGCACGGTGAGTGGCGTTGAACGACTGGCGCGCAGCGACCGCCAGCATGCATCGACGTCTGACGAATGGGACGGCGACCCGTGGCTCGTCAACGCGCCAGGCGGCGTGATCAACCTGCGTACCGGTCAGGTACGCCCACACAAACGAGAGGACCGAATGACCAAGATTACGACAGCAACCCCCAAGGGATCCTGCCCGCAGTGGATGGCCTTCCTGAACGACATTACTGCAGGCAATCAGGAATTGATGAGCTATCTGCAACGCGTGATCGGCTATTGCCTTACGGGCGTCACCAGCGAGCACGCCTTGTTCTTTCTGTATGGAACGGGCGCCAACGGCAAATCGGTATTCGTCAATGTGATCACAACGATCCTTGGCGACTACGCTGCCAACGCACCCATGGATACGTTCATGGAAACCCGCAGCGACCGGCACCCGACCGATCTGGCCGGATTGCGCGGTGCGCGATTCGTATCCAGCATCGAAACCGAGCAAGGTCGCCGATGGAATGAATCCAAGGTGAAAGCCATTACCGGCGGCGACAAGGTGTCGGCCCGGTTCATGCGTCAGGACTTTTTCGAGTACCTGCCTCAGTTCAAGCTGATCATTGCCGGCAATCACAAACCTTCGATTCGGAATGTGGACGAAGCGATGAAGCGGCGTCTGCACCTGATTCCCTTCACGGTGACGATCCCTCCTGAAAAGCGGGACGGCAAGCTCACAGAGAAACTTCTGCAGGAACGCGACGGCATTCTGGCCTGGGCGGTTGAGGGCTGCCTCGCCTGGCAGCGCGAAGGCATCAAGGCGCCTTCCAGCGTGGTGTCCGCGACCGAGGAATATTTCGAGTCAGAGGATGCGCTGGGCCTGTGGATCGAGGAGCGTTGCGAACGCCACCCTGAAGCCAAGGTGTCGTCCTCGGATCTCTATGCCGACTGGCGTGAGTGGGCCGAACGGGCTGGCGAGTACGTAGGCTCAATCAAGCGCTTCTCCGAAGTGCTGATTACACGCGGCTTCATGCCGAGCCGTCTCCATGGCGGCGTGCGCGGATTCAAGGGGCTGATGACCCGGCCCAAGCCCTATTACAGCAACTACAACGACTTCAACAACTGACTTGGTGACGGATGGTGACAGCTTTGCTGATTAACCGTACACGTGCGCGCGTGCACACGTTTAGGGAGTATCGGTTGAACCGGTCACCATCTGTCACCTCCCGAAATGGAGCGGAAATGAATACCACCATTCTGGCCCTCGACTTGGGCACCAATACTGGCTGGGCCTTGCACCAGCACGACGGCACAACGACCAGCGGCACAGAGCACTTCACACCTCAGCGCTTCGAGGGAGGCGGTATGCGTTTCCTTCGCTTCAAGCGCTGGCTCAATGAACTGCATAACGCCACAGGCGAGATCCAGGCCGTGTTCTTCGAGGAGGTGCGACGCCATGCTGGTGTCGATGCTGCCCACGCTTACGGCGGCTTCATGAGCCACCTGACTGCCTGGTGCGAACAGCACCGCATTCCCTATCAGGGCGTACCGGTCGGGACGATCAAGAAGCACGCAACCGGCAAAGGCAATGCCTCCAAGGGGGACATGGTCGAGGCAGCCAGGAAGCGTGGCCACGCACCCATTGATGACAACGAGGCGGATGCCCTGGCGCTGCTGCACTGGGCCATCGACACCGGTGCCGGGGAGTAAAGCCATGACCCAATGGACGATCGAGGATGTGGCCAGCCGGTTTGCCGAAGCTGTCGAGACGTCGAGGCGCCTGCCACGTGTTCAGATCCAAGGCTACTTCAATGTCTGGCCGGTGTTTGCCCGTGACAATTGGGAAGCCTACCCGGAGGACGATCGCGACTACCGGCCGTTGCCGCCGACTCCACAGGCCATCGAACGGATGATGGAGACGATGCGCTGGGTGCAGTGGCTAGAGGTGGAGCAGCGGCATCTGGTCTGGATGCGGGCCAGGCATTATGAGTGGCATCACATCGGACGACGCTTCGGCTGTGACCGGACGACGGCTTGGCGGCACTGGAAGCGTGCGCTGGAACTCGTCATTCGCAATTTGGAGGGAGTTGCGGCAAGTTGTGGCAAGTTGCAGGAAGGGGCGTGTGGGTGATGGAAACTGCGAAAGAACGCCAAATCCACCCCTGCAACACTTTCGAGAAAAATTGCTACGATTCTCGCTATGGTGGGCGAAAGCCATGGGCAGACGCCCGACACCGGCGCTCAGTGTTGATTGAAGCGAACCGGATCGAATCCCTGAAGATTTCGACGGGTCCTTCCTCCGCAAAATCCCATGCGGGGGGCGCGAGCGCGAGATTTCGATAGCGTCTGACCACAAAAACAGGTTACCACCCGGCCAGGTTACCGGCCTGCGGTTACCACCTCCCTCGACAGTTACCACCCACAACATTTCTTCACCCGCCCGGCGGCAACGCTCGGCGGGTTTTTCAATTCCATGACGCCAAACCTGCAGATCGAATACCGCGCGATCGATGCGCTGCTGCCGCACGCGAGAAATCCGCGTACGCATTCGCCGGCGCAGATCGCCAAGATCGCCGCCAGCATCGTGGAATTTGGCTGGACAAGTCCGGTACTGATCGATGGCGACAACGGCATCATTGCCGGCCACGGCCGTCTGGCCGCTGCGCGCAAATTGAAACTCGCCGAGGTTCCGGTCATCGAGTTGAGCCACCTCACTCCGGCGCAAAAGCGCGCCTATGTCATCGCTGACAACCGCCTGGCGCTGGACGCCGGATGGGATGACGAACTGCTGGCCCTCGAACTGGCGGAACTGTCCGAGGCCGGTTACGACCTGCTGCTCACCGGATTCGACGATGACGAGCTGGCGCAGATGCTGGCCGACATCAGTGATGCGGATGGCCAAGGTCCTGAAGAGGAATCGGCCAGCGGTGAGGACGACGACGTTCCCGAACCTCCCAAACAACCCATCTCCCGACCCGGCGACGTCTGGCAGTTGGGCCCGCACCGCCTGATCTGCGGTGACGCCAGTGATCCCTCAGTGGTAA